TAGCTTGTGCCATATTACCTCCTAAAACCTAAATTGCCTTTTAGCAATTTTAATAATTTTTTCAGCAGATAATTCTTTTTTAATATGAGCTATGGCTTTTTCCTTCCAATATAACCCATCTTCCATGTAGTCCCTCTTACCTTTTCCGCTTTTATCTATAAGGTGAAAAGCATACATGAGATTGGAGTAAACTTCTGCAACATACTTACCCCTACTTTTTTTCTGGATTTTACTAGAAGCAAACCATGATCTAGCAAGATTTCCAGTATCCACAAATGGAATACTACTTCCTTCTGGAGAGGGAGAATTTCCACCAGAGGAATTACCCGCACTACCCAGAGCAGTACTTAGGTCTTTTCTAAATATGCTTGCAGATTTAACTAATTGTTGTCCTATTGCTTGGGTAATAGATCTCTCAAAAGCATCCCCAAACCATTCAGCATTTACTTTAGTCATTACTCAATCTCCACTAATTCAACAATCCTCTTCTGCATATGATTATCTTTATGGAGCATCAGTGATCTTCTAGATCCTGTAACTTCAAATACTCTAGTAGTACCTGAATCTGAATCATAGAATTGTATTCTGTCTTTGTGATTTATTGAAATCTTAGGAGATAGGTATCCTCTAGCTGTAATCTTTCCTCTAGGTCTACCACCCTCTACTACTTCATCTGAACCTCTAGGAAAGATAGCACAATCTACATTACTCTTAGAAACCGCAAAAGTTCTAATAGGAAAGCCACCAGAATCTACAGTTTCTGTAACAGTTAGAAGATCACACTTCACCCCTAGAGATTGAATCATTCCCTTCAAGCTCATTCAGCATTTCTCCTATATGGGTACATTCTTTCCATTTGATCATCTCTTAGCTCTACTGCTGACCTTGTTGCATAAGAATACCCATCTAGAGATTCACTTGCTACCGTTAAATCGTGCTTACCTTGATGGTATGCAACACTTGTCAATTCCCAACAGACCTCTTGCAATCCCATCGGTACAGAATCAAACTGATCATACCCTGCTGTATAATCCACAAATATATTATGAGATCCTCTAGGATAAACTAAAGCATTAGGATCAAATGGATACCACTGAGACTCTGATTGAGCAGACAGAAGATCTATTCTTCCAGTTTTTTCATCTAATCGGTAATCTGCATCTGTTGATTTTAGGTAGTAAAGTTGAGCAGAGTTAGTTAAAGCATCTTGCCCACCCTGCCTCATTAGCTCATCTGTTAATACTGTGTTGCTTGCTGTTGCAGTAAAACCAGTTGTAGCTGTAATTTGTGTAGCCATTAAAGCAGTAGTTTTATAGTCTGTAAATGCTAGTGATGTTTCTGTTTCTGCTCCTGCTGAATCCCACCTCTTCAAAACGATCTTATCATCCTGTACTTCTACAGTAGCTCTAAGATCTGAAGCTGTTGAAGCTGTAACAGAAATTGCATTCTCTCTATCCCATCCAATTCTTCTAATACTTGAAACAGGAAAATTAGGTATAGATAATGTTCCTGTACCAGAACCGCTAATAAACTCTTTATAGTTCTTAGTTATAAAAGTTCTCTGGCAAAACTCCTCAATCCTGCTAGTAGCAGAATCAAGCAACTCAGTTAGCAACCTATCATCGTCTGAGGTACTTATTCTTAAATACCTTTTAACTGCCTGAAGTGAGGTTATAGATGTTGCTGAAGTTGCCATTGAAATCCCTTATTCAAACTTGAGCGTAGGGGCAGGAGAGATTTTCTCTCCCACCCCATTTATGCTCATCAACCTAAACCCCTTGTAATAAGGGAGTTAGCTTAGGAGGAAGCTGTTGCTAGTGCAACAAATCCGCTACCGTCATGTACTTGAATGTCATATCGTGATGTTGCACGGATATTAACTTGATCTTCTGCGAAGTTTACATGGTCGCTTGTTGCGATCTGTATACCAGAACGATCACCAAATACTACTGCATCCATGAAGTTCCCAAAGTAACAAGAATCAATATCTACTGCTGTTGCAATAGGAGCTTGATCACTAAAGTTAACAGGGTATCCAAGGAATTGGACACCTGTAGAACCAACTCCAAGACTGTCAATGGTGTTACCACCCGCATCTGCAATTAGGCGTAGGACAACCTGTGAATAAAACTGACGGCTCATAACCCAACTGGCTCCATTGTGATATTTATCGCCAAGCGTACCAACAGTACTTACAAGATTTGCCAAAGTAAGCGATGCCCAAGTAGTACCCGCACCAGTTACAAAGCTGTGAGCTTTATTTTTCAAACCAGTAACAGAGCCAAAAGCTGAGGTTCCATCGCCTTGGATAAATTCTGTATCTTCTCGAATGCCGAGGGCTCGCCCCATATAATCTGCCAAGGTGTCGGCGAGGCTGAATAAAGCATCGGCACCTAATTCATTTGACCACTTCATGAGGCAAGCTCGTTTAGTGGCGGTAAGACCTACATTGCCCCATACAGCACTACTTTCAGTTATTGCTGAATTTTCAGCAGGATAATAAACTGTTGAACCACTTGTTAGGGAAGGAACATTAAGAGTATCGGCTGTCATAGGGAAAGTTCTACTAACTTTTCTAGCTACCCCATATTCTTCTCTCACATCTAAAATGGCTTGCTCTAACGGATCAGGCACTAAGAAACCACCGGCACTATTTGTACCTTCAGATTGTGCTTTCAATCCCGATGGAGCGTTATTGTTCCACCATTTAATTGAAGCAGGTTGTTTTAGAAGTTTAGCACCAATCCATTGAGCTGAAATATATTGATCTTCTGCTGATTGGAATCGGTCTGATTTTCTACTACTCATTTTGATAGAAGCACCAGAAGTAGGTAAAGCAACTTGCTTTTTACCTTTAGCTAGTTCTTCTCGGATTGATCGTCTTACTGTAGCTTGCATATCAGCTATAGCTGTTTCATCTGCTTGGATTTCTGCAACTTCTTCAGTAGCTTCTTCAACTTCATCATCTAGTGGCATGCCCATATGAAGAGTCAAATCAGCAGGATCACCATCTGCAAAAATTGTTTCCATACTGAGGGCATCTCCTTCAGCATTTAATAATGAGGCATCTCCTAACCATGCTTCAACCGCTTTAAGATTACCAGTACCTTTAAAAGGTGCTGATACTCCTAGTTGTTCGCATTGAGTTTTGCTCAAATTGCGAATCTGTTTTAATAATTGTTTCTTGTTCATTTTTTGTTTCTCAAATAAAATTACATTTCTAATAAAAATATCATGCTTCTAATATCGTATCCAACCCGCATCAGCTTTGGCTCACTTCAATCTTAGCGATATACACTAATTTAATTATAGACATCTCTGTCAATAAACTCTACCTTGCAACCTCTGGATTTCCAATCTAGTCATTTTTGCAGGATCAATTTTCTTTAATCTGGTTTTGTTGGAGGGTTGTAGCTTCAGGGTTTTCCTCTCAGAAAATCCTTCAATAAGCAACCTACTCTGCCTAATAGCATCTAGATTAAACCTACCACCCTTAGTAATAAACCCTTTTTGAACAGCTACTATTAAAGCATCTTCATTCATCGGGAGAGGAGCAAATGAGTACTCTAGTAATCGGCTCTTGCTTACTACCCTCTTTAATTCATTACCTGAAGTTCTAAAAGTTTTAAGATCCTTCCCTGTAGGGTGGCGAGTTTCTAAGTAGGAAAAACCTATAGAAATTCCCTTACATAATCCAGAAGCTACCAGAGCTAAAACTGCATCTGGACGCCATTCTCCAGTATGTCCATCTGGTTTTTCAGGAAAATAAGTACTTGCCATTACTCCTCTATCAGTAACTTCTAAAGATTTATTTATGGCTACAGGATCTGAGTAATCATGATTCCAAAAAACTGTGCCGGTTTTAGAAAATCGTGAGGTTTGTATTCCTTTAGGAAGGACTACCTCACCCTCCTCATCAACACAATCTGTAGTTATATAAGCTGTACAGGTTCTAGATGGTATATCTGCATTTAGATTAGCAGTAAAATCTTTTTGCTCTGTTCTCTCACTCATTGAGGTTTCCTTCCATACATTTCTTCTAGCTTCCTGATCTGCTCATTAGCTTGATCTCTTGTTATCTTTTCTTGATTTAATTTAGCAAGAACAGCATTCCTAGCTTTTTCAAACTCTTGCTGTCTAGTACCTTCAATTAAATCCTTCTCATCAAATTCATCATCATCATAAAGAACCTCAATAGTCCTACATCTACAATTAGGATGGAGAGGAGCAGTTTGCAAATCTCTCCAGATCTTCATTTTTTTCCCTGAAGCAGTAGTTAGATAAGTACCTGAACCAGAAGTAGCTGAAGCAAAAACATCATTTAACCCAATAGGGTTTTCATTTAAACCTGCAAGAGTTGTACAAAACTCACAAGCTCCTGCTGATACTTGCCATTGTTTACCCTTCACTACTCCAGATTGTTTCCAACCTTCCAACCTTCCTATTTCATTGATCATTGCTACCTCTGTTCTAACTATCATCTCAGCTCTAGCAACAATAGGAATTATTCCTGTATCAGGTTCTTCTAATAGTAGAGATTCAATCTCTCTTTTAATCTCATCGGTACTCATACCATGCCTCATACCTAACTCAATCTTACTCCTCACTTCTCTAGGAGTTCCAACTATTAGAGTTTCTTTTAACTGGTCTACATAATCTGTAATGGTATTAGCTAGAAGGGGATCTAACTTATTAAATACTAAACCTGTACCTAGCTTGTCTAGTTCTAATTGTCCAGATTGTAACATTACTTCATTCACAAACTGGGAAGAAGCTTTTTCTATTTCTTGATTAGCCATAGCACTGGTAATAAAATCACCCGCCATACCACCATCTAACCAACCCATAATCTCAGATTTAAAAATCCTAACTAACTCAGATTTAAAATCACCTCTGAAAATAGAGGTAAGATCCATCATCTCACCCCATTCTATATTTCCTCTATCTACTGGGGATTGCTTAGCCCCAATAACCACGCTTCCAACAAGTGATCTAGATTTTTCCAGTGCTGTCTTTTGGCAAACATAATCTGAGGAGCAACCACAATCCGCATTTTTGGTATTAGCATCTAGCTCACTCTTACCCTCATAGCACATCGAGTAAGCAATAGCTACTGCTTGCTCTCTTTCATATCCCTCTTCCATAAGAATAGGAATCTTGTTTTGCAAACATTCCTCAGCTTTAGTTGCTGAGAGAGTTACAGTTTCATTAGATTCTAGTGGTTTAGGTTCAAACCCCTTACCCACATCACCCATAATATTCTCAGCTTGATCATTAGTTAGGTTAAAGAAAACCATTAACTGCCCTATTGCAGACTCTCTAGGCATCTGTCCAAGAGTAACAAGATTCACAATTTCTAAAGCTGAAGTAACTTGAGCCCCATTCAGAGCTGAGGAAGGTTCTACCTGTTTAGGTAATCCTTCGACTTCTGCTTCCGTCATTTCAACTACTTCAGAAACTGGAGCTTCCATTGATCCAGGATCTTCATCTGCTTTAACTTCTGGAGAAGCATTAAACATACCATAAGAAGGAACGGGATTTAAAGCTTGTTCAAGAGTAACCATTCCCATAGGTACTAGCAACTCATCGCCACCCTCCATAGGTTCTAAACCTCTATCTGCTCTAATTTCATTTCTAGTCCTAATTCCTGCCGAGGCATCGGTGCTATCTATATTTGCTTGGACAGATCTATCTGCACTAATTGGATCATCATAAGCAAGGAATAAATTATCAGCATACTCACCAAACATAGGTAAAAGCTGTCTATTTAAAAATGATTCATCCATAGTTAAATATGGAACAATCGTATCTCTTAACCATCCCATATTTCCCTCTCTAGCATTTGCTAGATTAGGATCATTTGCTTTAAGCTTAGATACAGGTACTCCAGAAATTGCAGATACAACTTCAATTTTTCTATTCTCGCCTGTATCAAATGCAAGATCTGTAGGGCTGAAGCTCATGGGCATCCCAGAAGTACCGCCCTCAAATATGAAAGGGCGTGATCTATTATTCTTACCACCTAATTGCCTTTCAATTTGTTGCAGTAATCTTTGGTATTGGGAATCTGTTAAATGTTCCTTAACCATAACAGCCCAATCTGGTCGGGCTTGATTATCCAAAACACTCTGCTCGTATTCATCCATAGAATGCAATAGATCAACAGCATCTAAACAAGCTGAAACCCACCCCTTACCATAAAACGGATCGGAAGGGTTAGGTACTTTTTCATGCAATACTTCATCTTTTCTAAACTCAACACTACTCGGCAACTTTCCATACTTATAGAAATCAACAAGATCCATAGTTCCATCAGGAATAACCTGTACTAAATCACTCTGCATATTCCAAAGTTCAATAGGTACTCCTAGAGTTTCTGAGATAATTGGATGAAGATAAGCGTTCCCAGTTAGCTGAAGATTTAACATCCTCTGCATAGCTAGGGTATACCCGTCCATTTCTGGAGAAGGGTTTTCCAATAGGTCTATTATTGGATGATCTATTACTTCAACTACCTCACCAGAATAAGCTTTCCTCTGAACATATGCAGAGGGTTTATTTTCTAGCTTTCCCTGTAAGTATGCTGATTTCTGATTCCCAATTTTACGAGTAGCAATAATAGACTTAGCACCGTTCTCTGGTACTCTGGAATAAAGCTTAATCGGTTGAGAAGCTACACCTCTAGCATTTATCATCGAAGCACCATAAACCCATCCATTAAAACGGTTCATTAGTGAGGAGAAGTTTCTGCTTCTCTGTATTCCCATCCCTGCTGTTTCCCAAGCAGGAACAGAACCACTCATATAAGCTAATCTATCTGTAGCTTTAGATCCACCTTTTTCATCTGTTTTCTTGCTTGATCGCAAATTCTCAAACATATTTTAAATCTCCGTCCAATATCTCTCATCAGATAGAGGATCTATGATATTTTCATTACCGCTTTCAGAATCTACTACCCTAATAGATGGCTGAGTTCTTAAACCAAATGCATAAACTAAAGTATACCTCAGAGCATCAAGGGCGTGGTCGTGTTGCTTGGCGGGTTGCTCTTTCAATGTGCCATCTCTAGAAACTAACCATTCATAAGAACCAAACTCCCTAATAAGATTTGAGCATTCTCTACCAACTTGGAGAAGTGGAACACCCCTCTCATCTTTTCTTAATTTTCCTGCAACCGTTTGAATCCCATTAAAAACAGTGTTATCAGCAGGAACAGCATCTAATCCAATATGCCTCATAGCTTCTCTAAGCTTTACAGCAGAGGGATCAAGTATAAAACATTCAATCTCTGGATACTCTTCTTTCCATGTTTTGCATAAATGTACAACTTCTTGCTCTAGCTTTTTACTTTCATACCATTCTTTAATTACATAAGTAATCTCATCCTTGATACCAATCAAAAGGGCTACGGCAGGATTATTCCACCCCTCATCCATACCTACAAACAACCTATCAAAGCTATCAGGAAACTCATCTACTACATATTTCTCCTCACTCCATTGATCATAAACCAACCCTTCAGATCCACACCAGATACCCTCAACAAATCTTTTTCTAGCAACTCCCGTCATGGTTTCCAGATCTTCTATGTACCCTTTTGGTAAATACCAGTTATCTCTGCTAGTTGTAGTTATTGCTTCACAATTATCTTTACATGAATACCCACCCACTAAACCAAACCTCTTAGCTAGGAAGTGTTGAGGGGTTGAAGGATTACAAGCTCCATAGATTTGGTTAGATAAATAGGGAAGAGATAATCTTATTCTACCCCTAAGCATAGTCCAATCCTGCTCAGTAAGTTCAACTGCCTCATCGACTGCTACTCCTGAAAGATTCATTGAGGCAACCCTTCCGGCATCTTCCAACCCAAAAAGCATAATAGTACCACCACCAATAATATTTATTTCCCCATCACTCTTTTTAAATTCATAAGTACCATGAGGAAGTACAGGAGCTAATAATCCATCTGGTTCTAATAGTGTTTTCAAAGTAGATTTCTTTAAGGATACATAGGTTTTTCTACATAACCCCTCTCTTGCTCCCTTTAAGCAAGCCCTCATAACAACCTTTAAGCAAATTGCTCTAGTCTTTCCAGAGCCAAAAGCCCCACTATATAAAACTTCTCTGGCATTAGATCTAAGAAACTTCAACTGCTTAGGGAGTACATTTAGATTCTGGGTATTATTCCTGTTCATCTTCTTTAGATTGTACTGCCTCATCTAAGATAAAGGTAAGAGATCCTCCATCTGCTCCTGCTATCTTATTTATGTTAGGCACTTTCCCATCTATCCTATCCATAATTTCCTTCCAGAATTTGAAATCACCTTTTAAAGCTCTATCAACTGCTGAAGCTACTAGAGCATCGCAAAGTTTTTCTCCCTGCTCTTCATCCTCAATCAACTTCCTTAGATGATCCTGGAGAGATCTCCCTTTTGGTCTACCTTCCCTATTACATCTTTCAGGATGATGTTTAAAAGATTGGGAGTTTCCTTCAATAAACCTACCCTTTTCATCTTTATCAGCCATCTTCCCTACCTCCTAAATGCATCTCATCTAAAAACTTTTTATCAATATGATCTTCAGCTCCAACCAATAAGCTCGCTGTTGCAAACATATGGTTATTACCATCCTCAGATACTTCCCAGTATATACTGAATCCTACAATGGGAATATCTAACTCTACTAACCATCTAACATACCTAGTATGGTAGGTCAATAAAGTACAATCAAAACCATCATCTAATTGCTCTTGAGTTAAATCACAGGTTAAGCGTATATGCATATAGATCCCCAATCATATAAAATTTCACTACCCAGAATCACTATCAATCTATCCCATAAAAGCATTATGAGGTGAACACTTCTACAGTATCTATTTTATAGATAACAAAGTACTGAGATCCTGAAGTAGGAGTAAACTTAAACTCTACTCTATAAGTAGCATCACCATCAGCAAATATAGAAGAAATACAGCTATACCTAAAATTGTAGCCAGTACTGTCATAGCTCCACCTTGCATCTGTTTGATAAGCATCAAATACAACATCAGCCACAGTTAAGGAAGCTGTATAGGTTGCAGTTGTATTAGAGTTTTTAAATACCGCTATTGTAATAGCACTGGTAG